TTATTGAGCGGGAACGGCCACTTCAACGCGGCGCGGACGCTCGCCATCGCGGCCCGGCACAAGCACCACGACCACACACATGGGGCGACCGTTCTGAGTCGTGGCAGTTGCCTTGGCAAGCTGGCCACCCTGCTGGGCAGCCACCTGTTCGCCGACTGCCGCGCAATCTCCGGCGGCAGCGACTATGAGATTGGACTTCTGCGGCGCAGTTATCGGCAGGGCACCGGCATCGACCGGCAGCAAGCCAATACTAACCGCGAGAAGCGCGAAAACTTTGAGTGCAGAATTTTGTTTCATCATGCCGCCTTATATAGCGCCCCACAGCTGAACGATGCATGAACAACCATTCCTCTTCCGGGCCCAAAGGAAAATTCAGCCTCTGTGTATCACGCTTTGTGAAATTATGAAATGCGTGAAGTTGCCCCGATACGCCCGATTATCGTAACAATTCCGGCAATTGCAGTCGCCAGTTGTAGCAGAACATCCGTTAAGGCACCCCGATCGATCAGGTCGGTCGCCACGCCGAAAACGCCCGCAAGCGACAGAAAAAGCGCGACAAGACCAGCCCATACCGTACGTGAAAGATACCATGATTTATCGATGTTCATATTCTTTCCTTTCAGTTGATTATTGCCGGGACATCGAGACGCGCAAAATCACCCGGCCCGCTTTTTGCTCCGATCATTGCAACGCGAAACAGGAATTCCGCATCGCCGAGGTCAGCCTGTCTTTCGGATGATCCATATGTCCATGAAGATGCCGATGTCTGGTTGCTTCGTACCAACGTTCCATCCCGCCAGATTTCGATGCGATAAGTCTCACGCTCCTCGCCAAGCGGGATATCTTCGCCAAGCCAGTCATCGGGCCAGTCATCCGCATCGATCCGCCCGCGCCTGATCCAGTTGAAGGAAAGATCGCCATTCGCCAACCGCACCACCTTCGGATGAACCGGGCTGAGTGGACGTAAGCCGCGCATACCGCCGCTCGACCGGATCGTATCGAAAAACTCGTCTGAAAAGGCCTTGCCTGCCGTTCCAACGCGCCAGTTGAGTTCGAGTCCGATTTCCGACGCCTGCAGGCCGACGGGAGCAATGGAACCATCCAGCAATATGAAAGGCGTCTCGACTGCCTTCAGGACAGATGCGGCCTGCTCGGTCCCCAACTGCCCGCGTAGAAGGCGGCTAAGCTTCCAGCGGTTGAGACCGATTTCCTCCGCGTCCAGAAACTGCAACACTTCCCATTCGCCATCAGGCGAACGCAACAGAGCCGTGTTGGATCCGTTCAGTATCTGCGCCATGGGCCGTGATTGCAGCTCACCCGAATAAAGCACAACCTCAACCGACTGCCCCTCGATCAAACGTCCGCTCGAAGCGCCTTCAAGTGGGGCGGTCAGTTCACCCATGATTGCACGGTCCTGCACGATGGTGCGTTCCGCAAAGCCATCCTCTGAAGGTGACGAGAAAACTGCTGCTCCGCGCCATGGCTTTGCATGACAGGCGATGCGGAATTGACCGACAGGCTCTTCTGCGCCGGGCCAGAGCGGCAAATCGATGAGGTGGAAGATCGGCTTCATATTGAGAGCCGGACCGCCACCGGGGCTGGTCGGCGTTTTAGCGTGATCCGCAAAGGCGATGTTCGGTGCCAGCGCGATTGCGCGAACGGTGCGGATTTCTCCGTCTTCCAGTCCAGTGACAACATAATTGCGTTCACCGCCCAAAATGCCAAGCCGCACACGATCTCCGACATGAAGTGCGGCCATTGACCAGGGCAGTGCAAAATCCACCGAACGCCGCTCCGCATAACGCCGCGCCATCCATGCTTCAGCAAGCACCGTTGCCTGTCCCTGTTCCATGACGCCGGAAAGGCTCAGCGTTTCCGTGCCCTGCCCCTCCTCGCGACGGACCGAAGCGCCCGAGATCTGGAAATCCCGCAGCGGATCGTTGCAATAAAGCTCGGCCACGGATGGCAGATCGCCTCGATCTTCGATAGTAACCGTGAGAGCTTCCCGGTCATCCGGCTGAACGAAATCGGGCAATTCGAGCACTGACCCTGCGCGCATAATGCTTTTGAACATGAAGCGCCCGGCCTGTTCATACCCATGAACGCCAAAGATATTCAGCAGTGGCTCCAGCACGCCCCGCGCGCTCGATGGCTCACCTATTACAAAACCGGAAAGATAACCGTCCGCTCCGGTACAATCGGCTTCCGGTAAGCCGAAATCCTTGAGGATGCTTGCAATCAGCTCATCCAGCGACACGCCGCTGATGCGTCCGTTCAGCCAATGACCGAGACGCCAGTTTTCCGTATCGCCCCAGGTATCGGCAGCAAGCGGAAATTCCGGAAACGGCCTCGTATCCCACGACCAGAGATAGATGCGATCCATATCCAGCATCGGCCCGCTATAGAGCGGGGAAACGGGATTATTGTTTTGCCAGTGGCGATAATGGGCGCGCAGAAAGCGGTCCATGCCGATATCCGCGCGCGACCCGTTTGAAAAATACGGCGTCGCATTTTCCGACGATTTCGGGTCAGGGAAAACATTCGGCTGGTTCGGCCCCTTGTCGACGGCAGGACAGCCAAGCTCCGTAAACCAGAACGGCTTGGAATGGGGTATCCACGCCGTCGGCTGCGCAGCCTCGGCTCCTGCGATGCGGTTGTAATGTTGGTTACTCCACCAGCCTTCGAGGTCCTTGTAGCGATAGACCCACGGCTTGCCCGCCAGACCATCCGTAATGGGCGAGCGGTTGCGGGCCTCACGGTCCCCGGCATTTGCGTAATACCAGTCATAGCCCTCGCCTGACGCCACATGGCCCGCGAGGCCATCAAGATCATAGGCTGTCTCGAACCCGTCCGGATTGCCGCCATCAAGGTCGCTGTCGCGCCAGTCGGCAAGCGGCATGTAATTGTCGATCCCGATGGCATCGATGGCCGGATGCGACCAAAGCGGATCGAGATTGAAGAACAGGTCGCCGCTGCCATCCTGCGCCTGATAGCCGAAATATTCCGACCAGTCGGCGCCATAGGTGATCTTGCAACCCTCACCGAGCTTGACCCGCATTTCAGCGGCAAGCGTGCAAAGATGCGCGACGAAGGGAAAGCTCTCCTGTCCGTCGCGGATGCTGGTCATCCCTCGCAACTCCGATCCGAGCAGAAAGGCGTCTACGCCACCGGCCTGCTGCGCCAGATCGGCGCAATGGTTGAGAAAACGGCGATAGCCCCATTGTCCATCAACAAAAGCCTGCACCTGTTCGCCTGCAGCAATCGTCTTGTCCGGCGACCCGGTGACCCCGATGGCGGGGTGGCAGGTGATGCGCCCGCGCCATGGATAGGCAGGCTGGCCAAGGCCGCCATAAGGCGATGGCAACTGATTGCCCTCCGGCACATCCATCATGATGAAAGGGTATAAAGTTACCTTGAGCCCACGCACCTTCGCATCGCGAATGGCAGCAATCACAGTTTGATCGGATGGCGTTCCGCCATAGGCTGCACCCTCTCCGCTTGTGGAAATGAGATGCGCGTCGGCTCGCACCATATTTTCCACTTTCCAGACATGGCTTGGCTTGCGCGCTGAAAGCGCGGCAACACCGGGGCGAATACGGCAGGAACCGGCGCGCAGATCGTCGCCAAACCATGGCAGCACAATCGCAACGTGGTGCAGATCAGGACAAAGCGCCTGCAACTCGTCCATCGAAGCGGTCCAGTCGCTGCGCGCACGCAGAATATTGCGATTGATCCAGCGGTTCTGACCGGCGAGCGGTTCGTCATTCACCGGATCAGGCGACAGTCCGAACTCCGTCGAACCGGGGATCAGTGCCACCGCCCGGACAGATTGCGCAACCTTGCCGAGGGGACGCATCACTTCGAACTGGAACTGCGGCAGACGATTGCCGAACCTGTCGAGCGGGATGCGCTCGAACACCACATAGGCGGTGCCGCGATAGGCGGGCGCGTTGCCGGCTCCCTGCTTCGCTTCGATCAGCGGATCGGGAGCTTGCGTGTCCGTACCGCGATAGATACGCATTTCAATCTCGGTGAGATCCAGTTCCTGCCCATCGGCCCATATGCGGCGAATACCGGCTATCGAACCTTCCGCGACGGCATAGGCGGCGTTGCCGAAATAGCTGTAACTGGTGACTTTCGGCCCGCCCTTGCCGCCCTGACGTTCAGTGGTCTTGTGTTCCTCGAAGCGTGTCGCCCAGATGAGCGTGCCGGAAACCCGGACCGTACCGTAGACAAAGGGCAGAGCCGCACCTTCTTCGGCAGTGGCGACGCGCCCGCCGTTCAGTCGCGCACCTTCGACATGACGTGTGGAATTGATGAGCGCATTGTCGATGGCATAGCCGCCCATCGCGCCAAGACTGGCACCAATAGCGGCACCAACAGGCCCGAAGATGCCGCCGACCGCAGCACCCACCGCCTGCAAAACGATTGTGGCCATGAATCAGATTTTCCGTTCGGGAAAGATGAAAATTCCGGCGATACGATTTCGCCATTGCGGCACCAGCGCCGATGCCATCACGCTATGCCCCTGATAGGCATGGATGAAACGGTTATCATGCGCCATGATCCCGAGATGCTTGGCCGCAAGACCAGCCCGCCAGCGAAAAACGACAAGGTCGCCGGGCATTGGCACAGGAGAACCTCGCCGGTTCATATGGCGGGATGCGGCCTCCAGCATGGGATCGCCGGTCGAGACTTCGGCCCAGTCGGGCGCATAGACGCCGGGTGCTTCCGGTTCGTCCCCGTAAAGCGCTCGCCACACACCGCGCACCAGACCGAGGCAATCGCAACTGACGCCGCGCGTGGAAGCACCATGGCGATAGGGCGTACCAAGCCACCGTTCCGCCTCGGACAGAACTTCCTCGGCGATCATCATGGAACGAGCGCGCTCCCGTCATATTCATTGCCGCCGTTGACATAGGCATAGGCCGCGTCATTGCCCGGCAGATGCGGGAAACCACGAAAATTCGCACCATTTGCGAATCTGGCCTTGCAGGTCGCAAAACTCTTGTCGCAACCGGCAATGATGCGAAACGCATCGCCTTGCGCGACAGGCAGCACCGGCGGTTCGCCAAGTTTGAGAACCTGCCCGGCATGAGCTGTCACACGGATGGACAGACCGGCATTCGCACCGCCAATCCAATTCAGCATTCCGCCTGAAAACCAGCCCGACGCAAATCCGTCCAGACCTGCCACGGTCAGGCTTGGACCGTCCACCGCCAGCACCGCGCTTTCGGCAAAGTAACGCGGATCACCGACATCGACGCCGCAACGGCTGTCACCCAGACTGGCGTCACAATGGCGCAGAACGCGGCGTCCGCGAACAGCATCAAACGCTGCTGCAGCCCCTTTCAGTTCCATCACAAACCGGCTGCCAGACCTGCTGATCTTGCCAGCGGTCCAACGACGCAGGAGCATATATTGTACCGGTGCCGACCAGTTCACCAGATAGGCCTCGATGGAGGCGCCGTCATAGCGACCCTGCTCGATATCCATATCGCTGATCTTCGCAGACGACAGAACACCCTCGACCTCGCCGCCTGCCACTGAAAGACCAAGCGCAGTCGAGGCTTCGCTGCTGTTGAGGCCGGTCAAAGGTTCGCAGGCAATTCCGCCCACCTGCACCGGGCGATCATGATCAGTAAAGCCCAGAACAATGCCGTCGCTTCGCCTGATAAGCCAGGCGAAGCAATGACTTGTCACCTCGCCCTGCAAATATGATTCAAGTTCTGCCGGAACCGGGATCATATCTTCACCTCTATGATCGGGATCGAAGGAATTTCGCCCGCCTGAAACGAGGCAATGCTTGCGGTCAGGCGATCCGTATCGAAACGCGCCGGCACATCGAACAGAAATCCGGCAGTGATGATTGCACCCGACGCTGGCACGTAATCCGGTGAAAGTGTCACCGTTCCAGTTGCATGATCGACCGTGAAAGCTTCGCCTTCCGGCAAGGTTACGTCATTTGTCGCCACCAGCACGGAACCGGCAACCGGACGTGTAATCGGGCGGTCATAGCTCTCATAATGTTTGACGAGCTGAAAGCTGGCCTTCGCCCCATCGCCGACACCGATCCGCTGATCGGTCGCCTTGGGTGGCGCGCTGCCGATAGCAGACGAAAAATCGAACGGGTCGCGAAACCGGAATGCATGAAGCGATCCGCGTCGCGCTTCGAAGAAGGCCAGCACCTGCCTCAGATCATCCAGCGAACGCAAACCGGTTCCGGCGTCGAAATGACGGCGCGAATGCGCCCAGCGGGCATTGCGCTTTTCCATGCCGGAGGTGAGCGTCACGATTTCGTTGCGCCATTCCGGCCCGCCGGTCGAACCGAAGGAAACGCCGAGCGGAAAGCGTACATCATGAAAGGCTTCTATCATGGTCTTGTTTCCTCACGCATGATCAGGTCCGGAAACCGGTCCCACTTTTCAGGATCATGCTCAAAGCCTCCGTGCGCCACGGCGCACCGCGCCTGCCAACATCGTCGAAAGCTGCGCTTCCGACTTGCGGAAAGACGACGCATCCGGCGACGTCATATTGAAGACAACCTGTACCGGCTTGCCGCCGCCACCCGTCGCAACGCCCAAACGACCATCCGCACCACGTGCGAGCGGCAGGATGGCTTCGGCACCCGCCTCGCCGGTCAGGCCAAGCGAGCCGTTGCCCATGCCGAAATAGGTGGGGCTCGACACAACGCCGCCCTTGGCAAACGGCATGATGCCGCGAATGCCGCTGAAAAGCCCGCCCATCATGGATGAGGTAAGACTTTGCAATGGCTGCATGCCTGCTGAAAGTGCAGTTCCGGCCAGATTGCTGGCGAGGCCGCGCAGCACGTCCTCCAGCCCCTTGCCGGACGTGATTGCGCCTTTCAAAGCCGAGGTCAGGCTGTTGCCGAAGCTCGACGAGCGCTTTTCGAGATCGGTCAAAGCGCGATCGAAGGCGCTCGTATCCGCATTGACGGATACGGTAACGGTTTCATCTGTCATAATTCACCTGTCGGGAAAGGCGCGCATCAGTGTTTCGAGTGACTGGCGCGAAGGCGCGTCGAAAACCGGCGCAGCGGGGCCGAGCGCGGCGTTCAGTTCACGCGGCGTCATCGACCAGAATGCCTGTGGGGAAAGCCGCAGCAGACCTAACCCCGCCCGCATTGCCTCATCCCAGGGAAATGGCCCTGGAAACGGCTTTTGCGGTGGAGATTTCGATTCAACTGCGGCACTCAAGGGTTTGGCGCGGAATCCTTTTCAGGCGATCCGAAAGTAACTGTCAGCAGCGATGCAACAATGCGGGCGAAGCCTGCGGCCCCGCCTTCCGCGCGCATGTCGGCAACATCATCCGCGCTGACTGCATGCCCCCCGCCTCGAAGCCCGGCGCAGAGAATGCGCTGCATGTCGCGTGCCGACAGCCGCCCCGTTGAAAAGCGCGCTGTCAGGTCCGACAGGTTATCGACTTCAAATGCCGATTCCAGTTCCGCCAGCGCGCCCAGCGTCAGGCAGAGCGTCCAGTCGCGGTCATCCAATCGGGCCGCGACCTCGCCGCGATGCCGATTGACCATCATAGCGCCTCACCGAAGGTGATAAGGCTCGCGGATTCCAGCGCAATCTCGAAAGTCACTTCCGCATCGTGATTGCCGCCATATTCCAGCGCCGTTATCTGGAACGGCCCGCTGATCGTGCCGAAATCCGGCAGGACGATCTGCCAGTCGCGGATTTCGCCGTCGAAGAATATCCGGCGGATCAGTGCGTCGGACGCGGCATCCTTGAAGATGCCCGATCCGCTGACCGATGCACGCTGGACCCCGCTACCAGCCAGCAATTGCCGCCAGCGCCCGGCTGCATCGGCATCCGTTACATCCACGGTTTCGGCGTTGAACGCGATACGCTTGGTGCGCAAGCCCGCGCAGGTTTCAAACGTGCCGTCGTCGCGCGCCGTCTTGAGCAAGATGTCCTTGCCTCTCTGTGCTACCATTCAAATCTCCCTGAGTTTCAATCTGCGGGTTCGGTCACGGCGCGATAGCGCATGGTGCCGAGATAGCTGCCCAGTCCGTCGGTATTGCGCGCCAGAACTTCGGTCAGCATCAGATTCACCAAACGATGTCCGTTCACCTCGACCGGCTTTTCGTCGAGCACCGTTGCGATCTTGGCGGCAATGTCGAGCACGCGTTTGCGCCCGCTTTCCTTCGCCCAAATCTGAATGTTGAGAAAATGCTCGCCGCCCTTTTCGGTCGACGTATCCCAGTCGCGGCTGGCGGTCTCGCCGAGCGTCACATAGGGAAAGGGTGTCTTCGGCGGAACGTGGTCATAGATGCGCTCCCCGCCTATCGATTCAATGAGTTCGTCATCCTTCTTCAGAGTCTCAAACAGAGCCTTCTGCAATGCTGCCGCGCCATTCCTCATGCTTGCCCCCGCCCGCATTTCTGGTTGTACGAATGCCGGTATCGCCCGATGCCGACGCCTGTTGAACCGCGATGGTTTCCCGGACCGACAACGCTTTCCAGCGTAGCGCCCGGACAAGACCATCGAATGTAAGTTGCATTGAGATATTCATCGCCCCTGCTCGCTCGCCAGACAGACGAGATAGCGTTCGCTTTCATCGGGATCGTGGATCGAGCGGAGCGAAAAGACCCGTCCTGCCTTGCGCAATCGCATGGCGGTCGAAACATCGGAACGGAACCGCAGCAGGATGCGATGCGTCACTTCCGCTTGCGGACGTGTGCCGAAATCCTTCTGCGATGTGGAAAGCGGTTCGATCCGCCCCCAGACCATGCCGATCTCGGACCAGCTTTCGGCATAGCCGCCCATACTGTCCGCCACCGGTTGCATCGCCTCCAGCACCAGCTCGGAAGTGAGCTGGCCCGGATCGATGAAAAGCACGTTGTTCATAGAGAAACCCTCTTCCAGCTGTCGATCATCTGGTTGATGACCGGCGGGAAAGAGCGCGATGCGGCATCTGCATCGACACCGGCGCGCGACTCGTAAAGATGCGCGACGAGCGTCAGAATTGCATGTTTGAGCGCATCCGGAACCTCGACGCCGCTTTCCCCAAAACCGGCGACGAAATCGACTTCGAGGCCGATGAATTCCGCCGCATCCGGATATTGCGCCATATAGAGACGCTGTGGTCTGCGGCCATGATGGAGGACGAATTCTTCCGGCGAGAAGCTGATTGCGGTTCCGTCCTGCCTGTATGCCACCACAGCCGCCACCGATTTGACGGGATATTTGAACAGGGCAAGACGGCCCGAGCGCGGCCAGCGATCGACGCGCAGACGCCAGGTCTGGTCGATCAGCGACAGGCCGGTCTCGGCTTCGATGATCTCGCGGGCAGTCGCGATGAGACGACGCAGGATATCGTCTTCGCTATCGGTGGAAATTCGTAAAAATGCGCGCACGTCTGCTATCGTCACCGGCTCCAGCACCGGTGGCGTGACAAGAAACATTGTCATGGATTTTCCTCTAAATGATAACTTTCAAATCAGACAGTTAAACACGAACTCCGTACGGAGCTTCACTTGCTTTGCAGCAGGAAACTACCTGCCAAAACCGGCAGGATAGCTCCAAAATTCCCAGAGAAAATTGACAGGTTCAAAGTGATTGAAGGCGTCAGGCAGAGAATTTCAGCAATTTGATTGCCTCGAAATCCTGCACGCCACCGCCGACGCGTTTCGTGGTGTAGAAGAGCACGTAAGGCTTGGCTGAATAAGGATCACGCAGCACACGCACGCCAATACGGTCCACCACCAGATAGCCGCGACCGAAATCGCCAAAGGCGACGGCCGGGCTGTCGGCTGCGATGTCCGGCATATGTTCGGCCTCGACCAGACCGAAGCCCATCAGCGAGGCCTTTTCGCCAACGGCGGATGGCGGCTGCCAGAGATAGTTGCCGTCCTTGTCCTTGAGCTTGCGCAACACGCTCTGCGTCTTGCGGTTCATGACGAAGTTGGCGTTCTGGCGATAACCCGCACGCAGACTGTAGATAAGCTCTATCAGCTTGTCCGACGGGTCTTCTTCCGGCAACGCACCCGCAACACCGGTTGCGATATGGCCGATCTTGCCCCACACCCAGGCATTATCCGCAACGCTCTCATAGTTCAGAAAACCGCGCGGCTTGTTGACGCCATCACCATTGACGAAGGCAGCACCTTCCTGTTCGGCGAAGGCTGCTTCCACTTCCTCGGCAATCCACTGTTCGACATTGATCGCCGCATCGTCGAGGAGCGAGGAAGTCGCTGCCGGCATGGCGTAGATTTCCATGGTCGGAAACTGCAGTTCGGCCAGCTTTGCCGATGCGGTCTGAGGACGTGCATCGGTTTCACCAACCCAGCCCGTGGCCGGGCCGCTAACCGAAAACGGCTTCTTCAGAACAGCGCCTGAAACCTGACGCACGCTGGAAATGCCACGGATCGGCGACAGGATGGCAAGCCTGCGTCCAATCTCGGTTTCCAGTTCTGCAGGCACCAGATAGCCGCCATCCGGACCGGATGCATAGGAATGCGCCTTCTGCTCGATCCCGCGCAGCGTCTGTTCGTCGCCACGGCGAACATAACCGTCGAAAGCCTGCTTGTGTTCCATATTGGCAAGCGGTGCGCCGCCGCCCAGCGGCGGACGCGCCTGCTTGAGAACATACTGGTCGAGCGCTGTCTTCTGTTCGTCGAGCGCGCGGTTGATGCGGTCAACCTTGTCGCGCAGAAGCACATCGGCATCCGCACCCTTTTCGACCTTCTTCAGCCGTTCGTCATTGGCCTCGCGGAACGCCGAGAAGGCCGTCATGAACTCGTCGAAAGCCTCGGATACATCGCCATCATTGTGGCCAAGCGCCTTCGTTTCCACGCTCTTGATTTCGAGCGGGATGGTCTGGTTTTCTTCCATTTAGGTCCTGTGGTTTTCGTTGTTTCAGATCATTTTTGCAGCCGCGCGCATACGCTGCGCGAGGCCTTCATCCTGAGACGACAGGTGAGCGTCCCGCCCCTGCCCCTTCCCTTGGCCTTGCCCCTGAGCGGCAAGTGCTGCAAAGCCCTTGGCTATGACCGTCTTCGCAGCAGTTCGGCTCAGCCCCGCATCCCGCATGAGCCAGCGTTCGAATTCACGGGTCGTCGGCAGTGTCGCCTTCACGCTGCTGACACGCGCCTGCGGCAGCATCGGAAAGGTGACGACCGAGATTTCCCATAGATCGGCTTCGATGATATGGCGCAGGCCAGTGCGCGCATCCTTGCGCGCCTTGACGGTGCGAAAGCCGATGGACAGGCCATCCAGCCCACCGCCGCGCATCAGCTCCAGTGCATCGCGTGCCCGCGCCACGCCTTTGGCAAGCCTGCCTTCGACATAAAGGCCGCGCGCATCCTCGCGGATCGCCGTCCACACACCAATCGGCTCGCTTGCATCATGCTGCCAAAGCATACGCACGCCCGACACGCCGCCCTTGGCGAGCGAACGGGCGAAAGCGCCCCGCTCAATGACGTCATTGCCAAGATCGGGCAAACCAAAGACGCTCGCGTAACCGGAAAAGCTTCCGTCCAGCTCCACATCTTCGATGGCAAGAGCGGCCTGTTTCGTTTCCAGCCGCATATCATGCATCGCCATTGCGCCCCCTTTCCTCTGGAAGAATTCCGGGGATGGGTGCGTGCTTCAGCCGCTCGGAAAAACGCTTGAAGATGCCGAGCGCCGACCAGGCGGCAAGGCTTGCCGCTGCCGATCCCATCAACATCAGTTCCGCCCGACCGAGCAATCCGCCAAGGGCCAGCGTTTCGGAAATCTTGACGCCTGCAGCGCCACCGAAAACCATGCCGCAGATGATACCGACAGCGAAGCGGATTGCCGCCTCGCGCTTTCCGTATGGCAGCATATAGGCAAGCGATACGGCTGAGCCGGCCACCGCGCCTGCCATCTTGGCGAACCATATCCATGTCGCCTCAGAGGCAAATACTGCATCGTTGAGGTTGGTCATGACGGTCTCCTTTCTGAATGGGGCTGATAGCCCACCGCATCACGCTTTTCTTCGTCGGTGAGAAACGACGCATCGGAAATGCGCCGCCACAACGATTCCCGTTCGGAAGACAGCCCGTCTATGCGGTCGATATCGTGATCGAGCCGAAGATCGTCGCCAAAATGCGGGCCCAGCCATCCGGAGAAGGCCTTGGCGGCACGGCCTATCAGCGGCAGCACCGTCAGCCGATAGAAGGCGCGATTGGCCTCCGCATAGTTGGCGTAGGTATTGTCGCCCGGAATGCCGAGCAGCATCGGCGGCACACCGAAGGCAAGCGCGATGTCACGGGCGGCACCGTTCTTGGCTTCGATGAAATCCATGTCTTGCGGGCTGTAGCCCATCGCCTTCCAGTCCAGACCGCCTTCCAGAAGCAGCGGACGCCCGGCACCGGAAGCGCCGGTATAGCCCTCCTCCAATTCCTCCTTCAGGCGGGCGAACTGCTCTTCCGTCAGATTGCCGCCATCCTTTGGCGCATAGACCAGCGCTCCGGAGGGCCGGGCTGAATTGTCGAGCAGCGCCTTGTTCCAGGCACCGGCCGCATTGTGAAGATCAAGTGCCATCAGGGCTGCTTCCAGCGGCGGAAACCCGTAATGGTCATCCAGCGGATGAAACAGCTTGAGTTGCAAGGCAGCCGCGCCATCACTTCCAAGCGACAGCCGCCTGCCCGCATTTCCGGAGCGATAGACCAGTGCCTGCGGCCAGCCGTCCGTGTCGGTTTCGACACTCACCCGCTCCGGGCGCAGGAGATGCAGTTCCATGCGACCGCTCGGCAGATCGACGCGCTCGACATAGGCATTGCCGGAAATCAGCAGATGCCCATAAAGCCGCTCGAAGAATGTCGCCCCGTCCAGCCCGCATTGGGGGCGGGCAACCAGCGCAAGCAGCGGATGCGTTTCATGTTCGGTTGCGCCTTCATAAAGCAGCCACGGCACGCTGCTTGCCGCTTCCGCAATCATGCGCACGCAGCGATGGGCGACCGGATTGCGCATGAAGCCTTCGCGCGCCAGCGACGTATAATCCCGCGCAATCCACGATGCGCCGTGATCCATATGCAGCGCGACAAAGCCGTTCGCCATTTTGGTCTGACGCGGAGCGTCGGACTTTATGGCAGATACGGGCGTGCTTCGTCGCCCCGGCCATTTTCGGACCCAGTTCCATGCCATTTGGTGGCTTCTCCAATTATTTATAGTTGTTCAGCCGAAGCGGCGAATGCGCGGTTTGCGTTCAGTGCCCAGCATCAGTTCGCCCAGCGCCCAGACAAGTGCGTCGAGCCGGTCCGGCGACCGACCGCTGGAAAGACCACCCGGTGCGAAGTCGCACATTTCGTCCTCCAGCGCCGGGAACCGTCCGGCATGACGGATGCGCCCCTGTTCATAGAGTGCGGCCACCGGCTCGGCCCGCAGCCATTTGCCTCTGGACGCATGGCGCTTGAGAACCGGCACGCTCGCATCCTCCGCAGCCAGTACCGCCGCCACCATCTCGCCGCCCTGATTGACCTCGGCGATAATCGCATCGGCCTGATGGGCATGAAAAAGCGCAATGGCCTTTCGTGCCCATTGATGCGGCTTCGCGGTGCTCATGCTGGCATCTGCCAGCACGTGGCCGTTTCCTTCATCATCGATACCGGCAACGACAATGCCACAGGCATCCGACGCCTTCCCCGACGAGGCAGGCGGATCGATGGCCACGACGATGCGCACCAGTTCCGGGACGCGGGCCTCGAAACATCGCTCGATAAGGTCACGCGACCATAGGGCATCGGCACGCTCCTCGATCAGTTCACCGTCGAGCTCCTGCCTTCCGAGACGCGTCCCGGCATAACGATGGTTGATCGTCTGCATGAAACCTTGCGCCAGATTGGCCGCGTTTTCGTCCGTCCGCATATGCGTCATCGAAACCGAGGCATCGCCGATCAGCGCTTTCAAAAGCGGAACCGCACGCGGCGTCGTGGTCACGACCTGCCTTGGAAAAGTTCCCAGACGCAGGCCGAATTGCAGCATATCCCAGGTTTCCTGCGGGTTTTTCCATTTTGCCAGCTCGTCGCACCATGCCGCATCGAATTGCGGGCCGCGCAGACTGTCGGGGTCTTCGGAAGAATAAAGCGACGCTACCGCGCCGTTCTCCCATAAAAGCCTGCGGCGGGTCGCTTCATAACGAGGGCGCGCCAGCCGCGACACCGCCAGAATGCCGGATGGTCCGTCCACCATCACTTCACGCGCATCGCCAAAGGTTTCGCCGACCAGCGCGATATGCCCGCAGGCTGCATTGGCAAAGGGCGGCAGCCCCAGCGCCACGCCGGAAGCCCATTCCGCCCCTGCCCGTGTCTTGCCGGAGCCGCGTCCGCCCATGATGAGCCATGTGCGCCAATCACCATAAGGCGGCAATTGCGCGTCACGCGCCTGAAACAGCCACTCCGCCTCCGCTGCTTCCACGTGCTGCGGCGTCAGGCCTGCTGTCCATGATCTCCCGCGCCCGACTTTCTGCAAGTTCGTCGATCCTCCTGCTTATACGCATCAGCGCCTTGCGTGTTTCGCCCAACGAAGCGACGGCGATGCCCGAAGGCGGCTGGCTGACCGGCTTCTCCTCGGAGGTCAGTTCGCCGACGGATTTCACTGCGCGGGCAAGCGCCATAAGCGCTTCCGACTTGCTTTTGTCAGGCAGGTTCTCGCCATCGAGCAGTCGTTTCAACTCGGCCTGCAGACGCTCCAGAATGGCATCGCGTGTTCTCTTCTCCGAATCAGCCGCTACGGATGAACAGGCCAAATTCAGGCGATTCAAACGGTTGAGATATTGGCTTATCGAAACAGACAGCAATTCCGCCATATCCGCGGGGTCGATGCCGTGTGCAATCTGCAATTGATGCGCCAGGCGAATGCGCGCTTCTCCGCGCGGCAGTTTTTCCACAATTTTAGGGTGTGATTTCACAATCTTCACAATTGCTTTGAAAGACAT